GTTACATTTGTATATCGAAAAACAAGTAATAACATAAACAAATAAAGATCATGAGAACAAAAGAACAAATTTTTGAATTTATTGCTACAGAACTGAAAAACAACAATAGTATTGTTGTAGCAACTTTGGGCAATGGAGGCGGTGGTTTAACCCTATTACAGGGTGATTGTGCAGAATTTATTGAGGAGCTTAAGACCTATTCTTTTGACGGAAAAATGAAAGGCTGCTTGGATATAGTCGAAAGCGAATATGTAGAAGCAACAAGCGAAATATATCAGTTTTCCGGGAACGACGGGTACAAAGTACAAATTTTAACTTATTAATAAAGTAACTAACTAAACTAATTAAACAAGGTGCGCAAACCTTGACAAAACGCAATAAAGCTATGACAACTACAGTAAATAACAACGAAAACAAGGTAACTGTAAATCGTATTGGTTTCTCTGGATTATTTTCTAAGTTCTTTAAAGAGGACACACAAGTGTATGATTATCTTTTTGAAGGCGGTAAATGTTATTCCTTTGCCTACTATATTGGGTTAAATGATGATTGCAAAAACGGACATTTAACCTTTAGTTTTACCGGCGAAATTAAAGTTAAAAAAAGAAATGGAAGGTTTTACACTTATATAAGTGGCGCGATTGCTGATGTAATTGCCTATTTTAAACCGGAACTTGAAAAATTTAATCGGTTACATGGTTTTAATCATTTGGGACAACCAATGTTTATAGATGACATTCGCTTTCATATCAATGAAGGCAAAACAAATGAACAAATAGCGGAAATGTATAATATTTCTAATTTGGAAGCTATCGAAATATTACGTAACGCTTCAGACAACAAAGATTTATTTCACTACCTTGTTTTTCACTTGGGCGTTGCTGATGCTTGGGAAAAGCAAGCAAAAGAAGCTATCCGGGAAATGGAAGCAAAAACGGGCTTAACTTTGAAAATTGAAAATAAGGATAAAGTTTACAAGCAATTTGACGCAGAAAAGTGTAACGACATGGCCTATTTGTTTAAACATGGTTACGCGACAAAAGAAATGAAACAAGCGCGTGAAGAAATTGCAAGAACAAAGAAACGGTCAGAAGAACTTGCAGAGATTGAAAAAGAGTTTGCCAAAAGTGTAGAAAAAGCAAAAAGAATTTATGAAGTAAAAAAGGCAGTTGTTTCTTTTGGCATAAGTTGGGATAACGTTATCCTTTACGATCATAAAAACGAGCTTTGTTTTAATTGGTTAGATTGCTGCAAAAAAGTTCCTTATGATTTAATCAACGAATTTGTGTGCAGTAACACCCTACCGGAAGGAATAGAGGTAACGAACCTGGATAAAGGTAGGGAATAATAACCCTACCTATTTATTAATCAATTAAAAAGAATCAATATTTACAATAACATAAGTAATTAAATAATAGCAATTTAAACTAATAGGAGATATTAAAAATGAAAGCAACTAATAATAACACAGATACTTTATTTATGGAAATTTTTGTAGAATTGTTGGCAATTGCAAAAACATACTTCCAAGAACTTTTTAAAAACGAAAAACCTGGTGTATATACATTGAAAGACATTTACACTTACATTGAAAGCTGTGAGAGCTTAGAAGCAAAGCAAGGGAAAGCGGAAAGACTGACAGACAAAGAAAGAGAGCAAGCGATAAAATACTACACAAAAAGCCCTTATTGTTCAAATATCTATCCTATCTGTGAAAATAATATGTATTGTAATAGTGTGTATTATATATGTAAGGTCGTAAATAACATTGTTTTTATTGAAAAAGACAATTTTAAATGTAGCTTTGACATAATTAAAGTATTTGAATATCTGGAAAGGTTTAAGCAATTGTCAGGCTCAAAAGAAAAATTAGAATTTGTTAAAGAAGGAAACCAGATACAAGAAAGCGAGGATAATTGTATTTGTTCTTTTGATATTGTATTTAATAAGAAAGACAAAACGTTTCTAACTGTAAAAACCAAAAATTCAAGTCGATATACCGATAACAATATTTTGATAGATACACATTTAAGCAAAATATATGCTACTAATGCGTTTATCTGCAAAAGTAGAAACGTGAAAATATCCAACCTTTCCGGTGTTTGGGATAAGTATGTATGTATATCTTTTGACGTCTTTAAAAAATTAGTAGGAAAAGACTGTCATATTATTGTTGGTAGCGACGACAAAGAGGGGCAAATAGTCGTAACGATCGTAACGGATAAAGGTGAAATATTTGAGTGTCGTTACAATGATTTCAATAAGAATGTAAATATAGAGGACGTTTACCCTATTTTATATAAAGAACTAAAATTAACGGTTAAGGATGGTAAACAGTTTGCGAAGGACTTAAAAACTATATCTAAAATTTCGGAATTTGTTTCTTTCGAGGCAGAAAAAGGATCAGACCGTCTAAGAGTGAATTATATTACAGAATTAGGGATAAGTGATACAGAAAACAAATATGGAGAGTTGTTTGTACAATTGTCTGAACCGTCTAATTTTACTTATAGATCAGATAATAGATTAAGTAAAGTACTTTCTTGTCTGGACGGTTGGAACGGCGAAATATATTTTACAAAAGAATATAGTTATTGTAAACTTTCTTTTGTCTCTGGCAACTGTGACAACTGTTTTATGATTGATAACAAAATTAATTATTTTAATCCAATTAGAGATAAGAACGATTATTTCCCGGATAAGCTAACGCCTGTTTATTGTGGAAAAGAAACAAAAGAACCGGACACAGATATTAAGCCTATAGGAACGCCGGAAATCAAAAATGATACAAACCTACAGGAGAGCAAAGAAAGTACTGCAAACGTAACAGAAATAAGCGAAAAAGAAAAAGAGTTTGAATTATTGGAAGCTGACAAGGAATATTTTACCGGGTGCTCTTTAGGTGAAGTAAAAGCATGTTTGAATAGCAAAGGTTTGAATGTCACTATAGACAAAGATAATAATATTTTTTGTGTCCCTAAAGGCGGTGACAGTCTTATACGTGAAGTTCGTGTTTGGGCTTATACAAAACTTTTGGAAATAAATACAAAAGTAGGTGTTCACGTAGAAAAGGATATAGATCAAAATGTTTCATTTAGTGAGTTCTTAAATGATTGTTTACTATCTGCAAGACGGCACGTTACTAATAAAGTATTTTCCTTCTTGGAGAAAGAAGGCTATCATTGGGAGCGACCAAACACACAAATATTCCACCTATTTAAGAACGGAAAAGAAAAGGCGTTTAAAAATGAATTTGAAGCATATAACTTTGTCCAGAATAAAGAGAATGAAAGCTATTTTGATTTTAATGTCTCGGACTATACGGACGATATGTTAGAGGTAACCGGACTTAACCTGGAAAGTATCATATCTAAAGTAAAACAGGATAGCCCAAAAGAGTTAAAAGTTATACAGGATATAAAGCTATATGATAAAACCGGGAAAATAGTGTTTACTTATGGTGATGGAAATACAAATACTATAATAGAAACAACTTTCAACGGCGACAGTGTGTTGCAAAGTGTATTACAAAAGATAAACGAAAGCATGTAACGCTATGATCCGGTTAAACAAATTCCTTTCCTTGTTTGTCTCCAAAAAGGCAGGTAAGGAAAGAACAAAAGGAAAGAACAAAATGAAGTATTACACAAAAGACAATGTCAAGTTTGTGACATGGAAATACAACGCCGGCGTACCGTGTTTCTATCTGAACCAATCTGTAGATATTGTGAATGTGCTTCTAGTGAATGATTCAAAAAAGTTACAAGGCTTTTTCTGCAAAGGATATTTTGTAAAGAACATTCTAAAGAAAAACAAAAAGAAATTTTTGCCGGGTAACTTTTATCAGTTCCTTTACAAATTGGTGTATGTCGGTTACAAAATAGAGAATGGAGAAAAACTAAAAATGTATCAACTTAAAGAGGTTGCATTTTTTGAAAGTGTTTAGCCTTTCCAAAGAAAAAGATTTGTATATCTTTGCTATGTGTAGAAAATTTTATGTTTGTTATATTATTAGTTTAGTTATTCAATTGGTGTTTAGTAGTTTAATTAGTTTATGTTATTATTTTGTCCTTACCGGTACGCGATGTATAGGTAAGGACTTTTGTTTTTGTCCTTTCTTTAGTGTAGTTTTGTCACATAATAAAAACAACCATTAAATTTTTGTCAAAATGAAGTTACAAAAGTCTGTAGACAAACCTTCTATAGTTTGCGATAACTGTAGATACAAAATCGAATGTCCTTATGTGGACAAATCAGAATGTTTTGAATATAATAGTGCACAGCTTTCCAAATCTCAAATCGAAGAATTGAACAATGCAGAAGGGGAAACAACTTACTAATAAAGATTTACCGGCTATTTCCCAAAAGGACTTTGTGGAAATAATAGAACAAGCTCCAGAAGTGATCCAGACCGCTTCCAGTGAGCTAAAAAACGCTTTTGTCGCTTTGGAAACGGCAGAAAGGGCACTTTCTGAATCGTCTTACCGTTTCTTTGTCTTTGAAGGCAAGGACGGGGAGGAGATTACAGCCGATTTGAAAAGCTATTCAGCAAAGGGTTTTATCCTTCGTCACGGCGGAAAGGAATCGGACGTAAAGAAAGCACAACGGCACAAAGAAATGTATGTTATACCTCTCATAGAAGAAATAAAGAGGTGCAAAGAGGTATTTAACGATATTTACCGGAAAGAAATGCTTTCATCTGTTACGCCGGAGATCATGACCTATATCGTGAAACTGTTTGGGGAGATGAACGGCGTTGATGATGTCCAGAAAATCCTAAAGGAAGAAAAGAAGATAAAACTTACCCAAAAGGAACTGCAAGCCATCTTTGCCAAAAAGAAAGCGGAAATCGAAAGTAAACGTGCCGTATTTCTTGCTTCATCCAATCAATATAAGGTGGCAACGGAAGCCGGTAGGCTACAGATCATAAACACTATCATAATAGACCTACAGCACCGGTATCAAAAATACCTTGCAGAAGAAAAGGAAGAAAAGGCATTGATATTCGAGCGGGAAATAAGAAACATGCTCGAACAAGCCCGGAAAGAAGTAAAAGGCAATGAACTAAAGCTGACTGTAGACGGGAAAATAGACATTGTCGCTACTTTGCACGGGCAGGAAAACGTTTCTCGTGTGTTCCGTACACTTCCCATCAATTCTATTATAATAGGTCTCGTCGCTGCAAAATCAGGTCTTGACCCTACTGTATTGGTACATCAGCTTGCAACAAGCTACTACAAGGACTTCAATGGTTTCAATAAAACTATTCTGGGTAGGGAAAAGATTATGCTTCCGGGCGATCTGATCCGTGCAGCCAATTGGGAAGAACTGGAAAAGCAAAACAAGAAGTTCTTAGACGAAATGACGCCTTATGAAGTGCAGGAGGCTACTTATATAGATGATGAAAGAAAAGCCTCTGTAAAGGACAGATTAAAAACTTTACGACTTAAATAGGGAAAGGGAGCTATGACGAACAAGGAAAGAAAGATAAACCTCTATATAAAAAGAGTGGAAAGGTTTAATGAGCTTTGTCCTTCCAACGGGTTCCTGTGGGGAAGCACGATCATAAAACCCATCACAAGGCGGAATTTGAAAATAGCTCTGTCGGAAGAAAAAGAAGAAAGCATAGACCGGAAGATAAAAGGAGTAGAAAAGTTTATAAAGTATTTGGAAGGTGATGCAGGCAGTGATGGAAGGAAAAGAATGCTGCCGGAACTGAAAAAGTATCTGGTAAACGTAAAGGACGCGAAAATAAAAATATCCCCATCTATAAAAGTATTTGTAAACGGGGATATGAGATCACGTCTGTCTCTTTTGGAAAAGAAAGACGGGAAATGGACTGTATCGGATTATAGGGGAACGGTACTGAAATTGAAAAACCAGGAATCAGCCCTTCAAAGAGAAATCCTATTTAGACTAAAAGCAAAATACGACCGGTCGATCATACCCAATACAAAAACTATTTTCCGGGCTTATTCTTAACCCAGATACGTCTCTCCATGAAGTTCGGGATATTTGGAATCACGCATAATGTTCCGTACCTTTGCCTTTGTCCAAGCAGGAACAGCATTCTTTATCGGAATGATCATAGGTTTCTCTTTGGGAGTTTCAACATTCTTCTTTTCGTAAGGCATACTATTAGTTTTTAAAAGACGAAAGGGCTAAGAACCGATTTTTACAGATTGTGTTCAAAGCCCTTTCTTGATTAACGTAATTTACTAACAACGAGATTGTTAATACGCCTACTCTGTTAAGGATTTTCGGCGTCCTCCTTTATTAAAACTTAGATTTATTTATAGAGGAATTTAGAATAGATTTTACTACTTCATGATCCACCTCCTTTCTTTTAATAGGGTTTGCAACTCGATTAACTATGAATAATTATACAGGAAATTTAGTTATTCGATTGTAATCCAAATATCTTCCCCTTTGTCCTGTGCTTCTTTTAGAATAGCAACAATTTTTTGTTCATAAGGTGTGGAATTGATAACTTTCCCTTTCACCTTGTTTTCCCCCACAAGAATACAGCCGGAGCTATCCTTGTCTGTATTCCCTCTGTGGATTCTAATACCCTCAAAATGAGGGACGTCCAGCAATAAGGGTAGTTCTCTTTTAAACCGGGGAGACATATTTACAACAACTTTGTATCGTCCGTAAGGAATAGCGGATTCACCATATACTTTTGTTTCCCCGTTGTCAAATTTACCTGATTTGTCCTTGTCTCTTACTCGGTCTTCCAAGGTGTCGCAGAAATAAGTCCCATCAATGTACATCTTTCCTATTGTGTAGGGATAATCAATAGGTGTTATTCTTTTTACTTTAATCTCCATAATCAATTGATTTTTAAAAGTTTATAATAAATCAAGCATGTCTTCTACTGTCACTTCCTTTAGGTTTATGTCGGGATATTCGTCTTTGATCAGTTCGTCTATGTATTCTACATCTTCAAACTTTTCCTGCTGAATCAAGAGGTTTCTAAAACCTATGAGATAGTTAAGTCTTACAGAATCAATTCTTGAATCTATTGCCATGCAGTAGTGTCTCAAGTTCTTAACTCTCAACCAAAGAACAAATACAGTCCCTAATAGGAAAACCGTTATTATTCCCAGTAATACAATGCAAATTGTTGAAAATTCCATATCTTTTATCGTTTGTAAGCCATTTTTTCTAACTCCACAGTAGTTATATTCTCCGGGATTGTTTTAAGGCGTTTATAACGCCCTCTTTCAATCCGTTCTATAAATCCCGCTCTGTAAAGATAGGTAATAGTTTTCCTAAGTGTACCGTTAAAGAATAAATTACATCTCGACACATCGTAAAACTCAAAAGGGCGATCTATTGAATTGATATGTCTAATAAGTTTTTGAAGCTCTGTTTCTTTCTTTCTGCTCATGTCTTGTTGCTTTTAAATTGTACTTGTGAAAAGTAGGGAAAGATTATTTCCCAAACCATCTTTCCCTTGCGAATCATCTAACTTAAATTACTATGGAAAATACAAAAACTGTTTCTTATTCTATCATATAACCGAATATATGCTTTATAACTTCTACTGTCCAGCCGTTACCCAGCATCTTGTATTGTTGAGTGTTGCTGCATTGCCATTTGTACCAATTTGGTACAGTCTGTAACCTGGAGCACTCTGTAGGGGTTAATCTTCTTATTCTGAAATCGCCATGTAATGCTCTCTGTATGATAAAATTGTTTCTATCATATGAATTACAAGATAATGTTGGAGCCTTATCTTCATGAAATCCACCTTTGTTAAATCCTCTTGGTATTTGAAAAATAAGATTATCTTTCTGAACTGTTTTAAGACCAGATTCTCTACATGTAGGTTTTTCTGGATTCCTGCCTCTCATTGCTACACAAATAAGATCGTACTTGTATTTACCCTTTACGGTAACAGTATTGGATTTTTCATCTTTTGTTTTAATATTAGCTCCATAACAATTTCCCTTGTCGTGATTTCTTTTTAAGTGAAAAGCTAAATTGTTTAAAACTTTTTCAGATAAGTAATATTTTTCATCTACTTCATATTCAGCTATATCACTTATGGTCAAACCTTTGTCTTCAGGTTGAGGAATAATGCCGTCTTGAATATTGGTCCAATAGATACGTTTCCTATTTTGCGCAGAGACTAACGCAGAGTTTATGTGAACGCCTTTTGTATTTAAAGCCTTATCGAATACCGATTCCCACCTTTTGCCCATTTCCACATTTTCCAATAGAAACAGGACATTTGGGTTTATCTTCTTTACTTTTTCCAAAATACGAACAAATTCCCAAAACAGATAAGATTGACCTGTAAACTCAACTCCTTTGCTTTTTAGGTCAAGATATTGCTCTAAAGAAAGAACTTCAATGTTTTCTTTTGTAGAAAGACCTTCTCTTTTACCAATCATAGATAAATTGTAGCAAGGACTTCCACCTAAAATCAAATCTATTTTCTCTAAATCAGCTACCTTTATATTCCTTACATCTCCTAATTGGATTGTATCAGGAAAGTTAAGCTGGGTTTGTTTTATTGCAAACTTGTCTATCTCGCTTGCATAGTATATGTCGGGTTCAATTCTCAATTCTTTTAACGCTATCTGTCCGCAGGACATTCCGTCAAACAAACTAAGTACATTCATAATATCAATCTATCTCTATATATGTTTCTATTTCTGTAAGAGTGACGGATTTAATAACCAGATCATTAATATCTGACAGAAAATCAAAATACAGCTTTGTTCTTTCTATGGCTTCCGTATCGGAATCGGATTTAACCATCAAAACAGCTTTCTGCATTTTTACTTTTCCTTTAGGGGTCGCTTCTGGATAGTAGGAAACGACTTTGAAAAATTTCTCTCCCTCTCCTACTACAGAAATAATGTCTGTTTCCTTGATAGGAGAAATCCTAAAATCTTCATTTGTTTCTTTGCTTCCCCAATCAGTAGTGATCGCTTCTACTTCCGTATAGGTGTAAGCTCTGACAAGAATAGTTCTCTTAACAGGTATTCTTGGCGGTTTAAAACCGTCTGGATTGTCTGTCCAATAGTTTATAGTTGATTCAAAATACATGGTGTTTTAGATTAACAAGTTGGTTTTTGGGATTCTATCATACATTCTACGATCTCATCTATATCTTTTCTTTCTGGATTTGCTTGGTGAGCCACTTCGAAATGATCTCTAAAACATTTCTTTACAAATTCATCAAGAAGTTCTTTACCGTCAAAAACTTTCTTTTGTTCGAGAGTATCTTTTCTCAAAATCAATTCACCGTTTAAAGAATCTTCAAATTTTACAATTCTTTCTACAGGTTTATCTGTATCTGGACGGTGAATGTTGTTGTATTCAATTGTTATTTTTAAATAGCTCATATTGTTATTAGATTAATGATTGTAAAATAATTCCTTTTGTATAATCACACCCTTCGCTACCTCTTGGAATAATAACAAAATTCTTGGACGGTGATTCCATTTTGAAATTGTAGGTTATCTCCGGGTCGGGAAGGAAAGATGCTTTTTCTATGTATAAAAACTTTTTGGCTTTCTTTCTCCATGCGGAAAAATCATAAGAAAAAAGTGGTATTCCTTCTGCCGATAATAAAGATATCCAGTTTCCCCACATATCCATCACAAGAAGTCCTGCCGTTGCTTTGAAACTGTCGCCGGTATTCAAAGTAAAATTCATTACATGGTTGTAATCATCTTTGATACACTCTGCAAGTTCCCTTCCAAATTCTGAATGATTTTTTAAAGTGACTACAAGAGTGAGATGCCCGGTTTCGTATATTTCGTCACATCTCATGGCTCTTGCATCACTATCTAAAGCAACAAGGACATCTTTTGTAATCCCGTCATTCTTCCCCATCTTCCTTTTTGTTAGGGATAAGAAGAACGGACGGTACACCATTGCAACCTTGATTCAAAGGAATTTCATTCCATTTGCCTTTTGTAACGGCTTTCACTTTCAAAAATACATCCAAAGGAACGCCCAGCATTAATGGTTGCGGTTTGTAGGAATTGCCCTTTCTCCATTTTGCCATTTGAAGCTCGATGTTTGTCTTTACAGCTTCCATAGAAGGTAAATAAGATTCCAGCTCTTCTATTTTGCTTGCATTGAAAAGCGTTATTTTCCCATTTTCATGAGGAACAATGATATAAAATTTATTCTTCTTCATCTTCTTTTGTTTCTTTATTATGATCAAGTTGTTCTAATTTATAGTAGAAGTAATTCTCAAGTATGCTATATACCGTAACACAAACGGCAATTACGATAATGGTAAGAAAAATCCAATCTGTAATACTCATGTCTTTTTAGTTTTTGATGCTGCAAATGTAACACTTTAATGTTACATAATCACCCTTTTACAATTAAAATATGTAAAATTGTCAGTTTTTCTTTCTTTTGTTTGTTACTTATAAACGTTATTCTCCTGTATTTATGTGACAATAAACCAGTTCTTCTTTTGCCCTTGTAATGGCAACGAACTTCAAACAATCCTCCGCATACAAGGCTTTAGGTGTTTTTGCAAACTTGGACGGAATTAATTCAGAGTTTAAAAAGAAAACCCGTTTTGCTTCTAATCCTTTGCTTTTGTGTATGGTAGAAAGAATAATACCAGTTTTATCGTCAGAGAAAATGTTTTTGATCTTTTGTTTCAAAGCCAAAAAAGAACCGGGAAAACGCTTATACAGAATTTCAATGATAGAAACTTTTTCTTTCAATGCCATATAAGAAGCATTGTTAGCAATAGCAATTTCAGATAAACCTCTTTTTTTTAATTTAGAGGCTTTATCTTCCAATAGGAGATATAGATCGTCCAAACAACTTTGATTGTCCATCAACCGACAAAGATTCTCTCCGAAATCCCGTCCCATGATGGATGCTTTCTTTCCTTTCTCCAGTAGCATAATAAAAGCAGCGACCAATGGAAAGTTGTTCCTACAAAGAATGAAATCCCCACTTTCAGCTTCAAAGATGTCGCCACCCCTTACAACACCTTCTTTTGCTGTGACAGTGCATTCCGTACCAGGAAACACTTCGTTTGCTCTTTCAACAATTTGTCTTGCGCACCGGTAAGTAACAGAAAGTGGGAGGCAAATTGTATTCGGCATTTCTTTTATAGAGTTGAACACATCCAAGTCAGAACCCATAAAATTATAAATAAGCTGTTTTGAATCTCCTACAGCAATAAATCTTCCTCTTGGCTTGATGTATCTTTGTAAAATTTCCTTTTGAAGTGTAAATAAATCCTGTCCTTCGTCTACCATAACAACTTGATACTTAGGAAAGTTTATTTCATCTACAAAATTATAAGGAATCCATAACATGTCCGGAAAATCCATTTTGAAAGATTTGTTGTCTTGTATTTTAGCACAATCTTTTCTCCACCTTTCATTGATTTTATTAAGATCATTTATCATTGAATCTTCATAATCCAGATCATATTCAATGCAAAGCGCAGAGACATTTCTTTCGTTGATTTCACAAAGCGACAGCCTAATCTTTTCCCATAATTCTTGTAAGGCAAAATAATATCGCATTTTCTCTTTGTACTCCTTTTTTCTAAAATCAAATAATTCCATACAAAGAGAAAAGCATTTGTTTTCTTCAAGCTGCATTCGGAATCGAAAATTTTTCATTAATGTACGAAGTCCCATTGAATGAAAAGTGTTGCACTCTACTGTAGTAGGTAGTTTTGTTTTTAGCTCTTCTGCAATACTTTTGTTAAAAGCCATAAACAAACAACTTGTACCTTCTTTTGTCCGATTGCATAACTCTTTGAGCGTAAATGTTTTACCGCTACCCGGTGCAGCTTCTACTACTATGTTTTTATTGGTATTTTCGTAAGCATCGAAAATAGCCAATTGATACTTGCTCCATTCCATAATTCTTTTCGTTTGCTTTTATTGTTGTTAATCTTCTTTTCTTAGATAATGCAGGAACTCAAATGGCTCTCTTATACCATCTAAATATTCTTCGTCCCATTCGTTATCGTACGCTTCCCTTTCAAAAGAAATGTTTCGATAAGCCTCTTTGAAGTTCTTGTATTGGATCAATCTTACGATCCACTCTATCCCATACCATAAGAAAAAAGGTAGGATAAGAAGCTCTATTTGCTGTTTTAGATGAATGGATTCATGGTTTATTGTTGTTTTTCCCAACGGTTTGTACTTTTTCCTTGCGAAAATAAAAGGAAAAACAGTCATTGCTGCATATCCCTTAAAAGGGATCAGATTGTTATACACGACGATCTTTTTCATACTTACTGAATTTTTTATAATCTGCCAAATAATCAGCAATGAAATTTCCACAAACAATAGGATCATTGTAATCTTTCCTATGTCCCGGAATCCATTTGACCTTTATTCTTAATTTTGTGTGCTCCAAAACTTCCATGAAGATTTTCTCCCACAAGTCCTGATTTTCTACACACAAGTCCTCTTTCACCCAGTCTACAAATCTGTATCTCAATTGATCAGCCACATACTGACTATCTATATAGAAGGTAACGGTTGCCCTTAAATCCTTCCTAATAGCCTTTAAAGCCATTAGAACAGCTTCCGTTTCCCTTCTGCCTATAGTGGTATGAGAAAACCCTTTTCTTATGTGATACTCTTTGTCTTTCCATTTGATATAAACAGCAGAACCACCCAATCTTTTAGGATGTTTTGCATAGCAACTGCCGTCCGTCCAAACTTCAAGAACCTTTCCTTTTCTTTGCTTTTTCGCCATACTTCTTTAAAATCATCAAACTTGAATCATCCTCAAAACCCTTGTTCAACATATCGGTAACCGACTTCTTGTTTTTCAGCATTTCCCATAAATCCTTGTCTATGGTAGAAGAAGAAAGCAGGTATTGAATTGTGACCGGGTTTTGTTGTCCGCTTCTCTCCAATCTTCCTATTACCTGTACAAGATCGCTTGGACGAGGTGGCAATTCCAAAATAGCCATGTTTGAGCAAACCTTTTGAAGTCCATCCACCCCTGTACCCAGACATCCCATATTGGCAAACAAAAGTCTTTTGGAAGGATCGAAAGAAAAGTCAGACAATACCTTTTCCCTTTTCTTTCCGGTCGTCTCACCTATGACAAGCAGGCTGTTTTTGAAAAGTTTCTGAATGTCTTTCAAAATAGTGGAATGAGAACCGAATACGAGTAATTTGTCATCTTCGTTTGCTTCTAACCATTCTTCTATCCATTTTTTAATTGCTTTCACCTTTCCTTCCAAAGAAAGCTGTTTTAGAAGATTCATCTTTACCAAAAACTCCGCTCTTGCAGCTTTTTCCACCTTTTCTTCATCCTTGAAATGCTTAAAGATAAATTCCAATAAATCTTCTTCCGCAGACTTGTAAGCCTTCTTGTTGGTTATCTCGCATTCCACCATGTTTTCGGTTACAGGCGGAAGCTCTTTTAAAGCATCCCGTTTACTTACATGGAAATAGCAACATTTGATGAGAAGGTCGTTCAGTTCCTTGATATTGGATGCACCTGTCACATCCATTCCAAAAAAAGTTTCTTTCATGTTGCAATATCTTTCAAAGAAATAGTGATGGTAAGGGTCATCCGGCGCAATCTCTTTCAATCTTCCTATAAGTGCAAGTATGTTCAACAGTTCTGACGGACGGTTCATGATAAGCGTACCGGTTAACCCTATGATGGCAGAGGATTTTCCCGTCAACTTTTTGAATGTTTTACTCCGTATGGATTTCCTGTTTTTCAGAAAATGGATTTCATCGGCTATGATAAGAGAGAATGTCTTTTTCTTCATCCCGTCCAGCCTTATTTCGATAGAGGTCTTGCCGTTCTTTTCTGTTCTTCTCCCCAGAATGTCGTAATTGATCACAAGAACATCGGCATCAAAATCTTCTGCCGGTGAAGTAGTGGAAATGACAGATACCCGTCTATTGGGATTTGTTTCTTTCCACTCTCTCAACCAACCGGATTTCACAGAAGCCGGACATACCACCATACAAGGGAAAAGATCAAGCATTTCTGCATAGAAAATGGACGAAGCGGTCTTCCCTGTTCCGACCGAAGAACCGTTTACATGGTTTCCGTGATTGATAGCGTAATAAAGATAGTCCATTTGATAGCTTCTCGGCTTTTTTAAGAGAGAAAGTTCTTCTATCAATAGTTCTATATCCTTTCTTGACAAAAGTTCCTTAAAAGGCTTTATTTCAGCTTTGCAACCTGTACGAACAATAGAAAGAGGATCAACTTCTTCTATTCCGCAATCCGATACAAATTCTTTGAGCAGAATTTCTTTAGCAGGATCAGATTTGATGTACAGTTCCTTGTTGGCAGAATTTCTTTTGTAAGAAGAAATGAATTTAAGCCTAAGTAACGCTTCCTTATCCAATCCGGCAAAATACCAATAGTCTTTTTCCTTGTAGTAGTACATCATTGATTCAATTTTATGTATTTACCTGATAATGATAAATTTTTGAGAATATTGTCAGCTTTACTCCCATAAGCAACGAAGCAACTATCTGTTCCTGGACTTCCGCCTTCTTTTCCGTGTTCATCAATAAACTTGATTCTTTTCCTTAGAAAATAAATAGAAGAGGCTTTATTCCATACAAATTCATGAAACATTGTGTTTCCTACTCGTGCATAAATAAGAGCTATTCCATTGTTGTGTTCTGATAATTTTCCCATAAATAGCTTTATTGTAGGGTTTGAGTAAGGTAGATTAAGAAATACAAACCCTTTCCAATCCTGTACAAGTCCATCATCTTCTTTGGTAAAGCATTTCTTTGCAGTGTACCAATCTTTTTTAGGAGCACAAGGATCAAGATCAAAATCATCTCCTAACGCTTCTATAATGTAAGGTGGCGTGTACCATTCTACTGTTGCTGACCTACCACCTCCAAATTTTGTTTCAAAATTAGTATTCATTTCTTTCTATTGTCTATAAATTCAAAATAATACTTGTCATTCTTACACTTGATTTTCTTAATGATACAGAAATTCTTGATATTGACTTTTCCGTCTCTTTCCAGTTTGTCGAATATGACTTCAAAGAGTAGGGAGATAATCTTGTCTACAGATCGCATGGAAATAAAACTTCTGGCATTTGTCCTAAACCCGGCTTTATTCAATACTTTCATGAAGTTGAAAGTTACCTCCCTGTAAATCTTATTCATTCGTTTTTATGTCAAATTAAACTACTCGAATTGATCGTCTTCATTAGGATCATAAGTTTCTTCATCCTCGAAGTCATTGATCCAGTCTTCTATATCTCTTTCCATCCTATTTTGATTTCAA